AGAAACCTCCAGTAAGAAAAATATCTATGACTTGTTTGTTATCTGATGAAAACGATTTTGAAGGTGGCGATTTAGAAATGATAGATGATGCTGCAAGACCAAGAATGAAAAGAGGTCATGCTATATTTTTTGCAAGTTTTATAAGACACAGAGTTACCCCAGTCACTAAAGGCAATAGAAAATCACTAGTAATGTGGTTTGGTGGACCTCCTTTTAAATAAAATTAACTATTCTATCTTTATAAAAAATGGTATAAATCCCTATGAGTTTAGGATTTGACGCAATATCAGCATTACCTTTTGCTACATCAGGACCGGATAACGACGTTACGGTAAGTCTATCAGCCAATCAATTAACAGTTACGATTGGTAGTGTAGGTATTATAGCGGACGCTGTTACCCAAGATGCAGATCCAAACAGATTAACATTAGGCCTTGGTACTTTAAGTATTACAGGTGAGGCTAATTTTAGTGTTACAGCTAACCCATTAACATTAGGTATTGGTACAATCACAGTTACTGCTGATGCTAATGCCCCTGTCTCAGGAAACGCATTGACGTTAGCGACTGGAAATGTTACAGTAACGGGAGAAGCACTTGTAAGCCCTAATGGTTCACCATTAACTGTGGCTACAAATGACGTAGGTATAATAACATGGAACGAAATAGTTCCAGGAGCAAATATGGTTTGGACACCAATAGATCCAAGTTAAAATTATGGCATCAACATTTTCATCAGATTTAAAATTAGAGATAGTAGCAACAGGAGAAAAAGCTGGTCTTTGGGGTACTATCACAAATACTAACTTACAAATTTTAGAACAAAGCGCTAGTGGATATCAAAACATTGATATGGCTGGTGCAAGTGTAACTTTACTTTTATCAGATGGTGCAACATCAAATGGTAAAAACTTTTATTTAAAACTATCTGGAACTTTAGGTGGAGATAGAACTTTAACAATGCCATCAGGATCTGAAAGAGTTTGGATCATAAGTGATGAAACAGTTAGAGGGACATCTAATAGAACATTAAGTGTATTAACAGCTAGTGGTACATCTCAACCTGTTCCCCCAGGAGCAACTTTACTTTGTGTTTCTGATGGTACAAACACAACAACAAGAATTATAGAAAAAGGTTATGCAACTATAACTGACTCTAACTCACCATATGCAGCTGTAGCTGGTGCACAAATTTTTGCTAACACGACAGCCAACCCAATAGAAATTGATCTACCTTCATCTCCAGCAGTAGGTGATGAAATTACTATTATTGATACTAGAGGTACATTTCAATCTAATAACTTAACCATTGATAGAAATGGTCAACCGATTAACTCAGGAACGTCCAACTTAGTTTTAAGCACAAATGGCCAAGCTATCACTTTAGTTTATGTTGATTCTACTAGAGGTTGGGCTTATAAAACAAACACAGCATAGGAGCTAACACATGGCTCTTCAACAAATTAAATTTGCGCCAGGTATAGATAGACAGGATACTTCTGTCGGTGCTGTTGGACGTTGGACAGATTCAGACTTAACTAGATTTAGATATGGACTACCAGAAAAAATTGGTGGCTGGCAATCTTTATTAACAGATACAATAGTTGGTGTAGTAAGAAAAGAGTTTGCGTTTGTAGATCTAGATGGAAATAGATATGTAGCTTTAGGCACAGATAAATTTTTACTTGTATATTTTGAAGGACAATTATTTGACATCACACCCCTAAAAGCTGACATTACTGGTGCAACACTTTCAACAAACTCTACAACAACAGTTACAATAACAACTTCAGCTGCACATAATCTAAATGAAGGTGATATCGTTTTATTTGATAATGTAACATTACCTGGCGGTACAGGTTATACAGCAGCAGACTTTGAAGATAAAAAATTTCAAGTTATAACAGTTCCTACTCCAACAACTTTTACAATTACAATGGGATCGGCTGCAAGTGGTACAGTAGCTACAGGCGGTAGCATTACTTTAAAACCTTACGAACCTGTTGGTCCAGCCGCACAAAACTATGGTTATGGTTTTGGTATCGGTAACTATGGTGGTACGATTACAGGTGTTGGAACAACGACAGTTAACAACAGTGGTGTAATCGCTGCAGGTGCAACATCTTTTGTTGTAACTGATTCATCTGTATTACCATCAACAGGAACTTTATTAATTAACAGTGAGTTAATGACTTACTCTGGTAACAACACAAGTACAAATACAATATCTGGTGTAACAAGAGCACAAGGCGGAACAGCAGACGTAGAGCATGCAAACGGTTCTACAGTAACTAATGCCACAGACTTTACAGGTTTTGGAGAAGCGGTGACCGCATCAGCTGTTACACTCGAACCTGGTCTTTGGTCTTTAAATTCTTTTGGTGAAGTTTTAGTAGCTACAATATTAAACGGTAAAACATTCACATGGAACGCTGGTGTTGCTAGTCCAACAAGTAATAGAGCGTCTACAACTACATCTGGATTTGCTACATCTAATAATCCAACGGCAACTAGAACAACTTTAATATCACCAACAACAAGACACTTAATTCACTTTGGAACAGAAGTAACAATCGGCACACCGGCAACACAAGACGATATGTTTATTAGATTCTCTGCCGATGAAAGTATTAACGAGTATACTATTGAAGCAACTAATACAGCTGGTTCACAAAGACTTCAAGACGGAACGCGGATCGTTGGAGCATTAGTTGCAAAAGAAAATATTCTTGTTTGGACAGACAATGCACTTTACACAATGAAGTTTGTAGGTGCACCTTTTACATTTGGTTTTGAACAAGTAGGTACAAACTGTGGATTAATAGGACAGAATGCAGCTGTAGAGATAGATGGTGTAGCATACTGGATGTCTAACAATGGTTTCTTTTCTTTTGATGGTACCGTTAACTCACTACCTTGTTCAGTAGAAGATTTTGTTTATGACAATATTGATACAACAAAAGGCCAACAAATATGTGCAGGTATAAACAATTTGTTTACAGAAGTTCTATGGTGGTACCCATCATCAGGAGCTACGTTTAATGATAGATCTGTAATTTATAATTATGGTGCAAAAGCACCGCCAGGTGAAATGGGTAACTGGTATAATAATACAAACGCTAACTTTAACAGAACAACTTGGATTGACTCTCTTGTTTATCCTAAACCTTACGCAACAGCTTATAATAGTTCAGCTACAGGAACTTTTCCTGTAATCGTAGGTGAAACAGGACTAGGTCAAAGTGTATTTTTTGAACACGAGATAGGAACAGATCAAGTTAATCCTGATGGTAGCACAACAGCTTTACTATCTTTTATACAATCATACAATTTTGCTTTACAAACAGATCAAGGTATTGGAGAATACTTTTTGGCTATGCGTAGATTTTTACCAAACTTCAAAGTATTGACCGGTAATAATCAAGTAACTATATCTGTTTCTGACTATCCATCAGAAGATGTAACAGCTACAACATTAAGTCCTTTTACAATTACATCTGCAACTACAAAAGTAGATACAAGAGCTAGAGGACGATATGCAAATTTAAAAATAGAAAACACAGGAGCAGGTGAGTCTTGGAGATTTGGTACATTCCAAGCTGATCTACAACCAGACGGAAGAAGATAATGGCAAAGATAGTAGTAAGATTACCAGAACCAAAAAAAGAATACACAGAAGATAACCAAAGACAAATTAACAGAGCTTTGGCTTCTGTAGTAGAACAATTAAACTCTACATTTTTAAGACAACAAAAAGAAGACCAAGAACGATTTACTTGGTTAGGATTAGGTTAATGGCAAATATATATTTAAATAAAAAAGCAAGTTTAACAAACACAGATCTAACTACACTTTACACAGTACCATCTAATGCAAGAGCTATTGTTAAATCTATAAATGCAGCAGAAGATGCTGCAGGTTCAGCAGTTGTAAAAGTAACTTTAACTAATGCATCAGGCACAGCTTTTGTAATAGATAACGATGTTAGTTTAACCTCTGGTCAAAAAGAACAAGTGTTAACAGAACCTTTGATCATGGAGGAAAGTGAAATACTAAAGGTACAAGCAACCAGTGGTGCAGTCGATGTTGTTGCATCAGTATTAGAAATCAACAGGGAGGACAGATAATGCCGTTTGTAGAAACAGAAGCTTCTGTAAGGTATGAAATAATAGATGGTAAAAGAGTGCCTGTTATTACACCTAAATCAGAAGTTACATTAACAAACACTGTAACAGGAAAAGAGTACATGTCTGATGCAGAAGCTATGCAGGATGTACAAAATCCTAATAGTTCCACGCAATCTGAGCACATCAGAAGAGATGTAAAAGTAACTGTAGAGTCATTACCTATAGGTACAGCTTCAAATATCAGTGATTGACGAGGACTAAAAAAACAAGTAAAATGTAAGATACTGCATATATCAAGCGTTGCAGCCTTGCATTTCACTACATTAATTAGAGACATATTATGGGATTAATAAAAAAAATATTCAGACCAGTTCGTAAACCTGCAAAGAAAATAATACCTAAAGAAATTAAGCCAGCGTTGCCTTTTTTAGCGGCTTATTTTGGTCCAGCTACTCTTGCTAAAGAAGGTATATTTAGTAACAAAATTCTTACAGATGCTTTACTTGCAGCCGGAACAGCAGCAGCAACAGACGAAGATGCAGATTTATTAAGAACAGCAGCTTTAGCTGCAGCTCCAGAAGCTTTATCACAAGGACTAGGAGCAGTAAGTCAAAAATTTGGTCCAACTCAAGCTGTTGATTTTGCAGACGAATTAACTTTTGCTCAAAAAATAGGTGCAGGCGCACAAAAAGGACAAGCAGCAATTGAAGGAGCAGGTTTATTAAAAACAGTTGGTGCACAAACAGCATTAGATCAATCTGCAAGATTGGCAGAAATTAGACAAAAAGAATTAGATGAGTACAATAGAAATTTAAGAGAACAAGGTGTACTAGATAAAACAAAAAGAAGAACAGCAATATTTAACATATATAAAAATGCTGGTTATGAGGATGATTACGTGAATAGTATGTTAGACAGATATGGGTATGATGAAGGTGGTCTTGTAGAAGCATTAAAGGCAATAAGAGCAAAAATGAAAGCTCCAGAAACTATAGCAAAACAAATGAGTGGTAATTTGAGAAGAAAACCTAAAGATGATGACATAATGATTCCTCCTGAAAAACCTAAAGATCCTAAAGATAAAAATGAAGATGAACCAGTAGAGGTAAGTGTAGTAAAAGAAAAACCTGATTTTGTAGAGGCTATGTTAGCTGCTAAATCTGGAGTTGAACAAGCTTTTGGTATACCATTTGGTGGTGTAGCACCAGCAGAGTTTAAAAGATTTGCTAGAGGTGGTGAAGTAGAAATAGAAGAAGAAACAGAAGATCTAGATATTTTAGATTTTATGAAAGATCAAGGTGTGCCTTTTGGTGAGATGGCATCAGATATAAATAACGAAAGAATTTTAGAACAACTTTACGAAGGGTTTTTAGATATGGGTATGTCTCCAGAGGATGCAGCTAAGGCAGCTAGAGAAACTTTTGATAGAATGAGTAAAAGATCTGGTGAAGGTATTATGCAAATGGCAAAAAGTGACATAGAAGACATGTACGAGCAATATGTTTTTGAAATGGAAGAAATGGGAGTAACACCTATGTCTTTTTCAGAATTTGTAGCTAGAGAAAAAGCTGGTATGAAAGATGGTGGTAAAGTAAGAAGAAGAAAAAAAGGTGAGCCAATGGACGATGATGATAAAAAACCAGGACCATCACTCTTTCCTAAAGTTCCAAAAGGAAATTTTTTTTTAGATAAAATGCCAAAACCTAAAAGAAGAGAGGGTATTTTAGAAGTAGCTAATGGTGGTGAAGTATTAGATCCTCAAAACTTACCATTTCCATTTTTTATGGAAGGGGGCAGACCAACTGGTACTAAACCAGGTTTAGATTATTATGATCAAGATGAGGGTAGTAAAGGTATGATGAGAAAAAGAAAAAAGAAAAAAAGAGAAGAAAAGGCTGATGGTGGTATTTTAAAAGCAGCTAACGGTGGAACTCCAGGAGCTAGATATTCTTTTTTAATAAATAAACAAAAACAAGGTATTTTAAGTCCAGATGAAGAAGAAGAATTATTAATGTTAGAAATGACTTTTGCTGATGAAAGTCAAGGTAAAGCTGATGGTGGTATAATGGAAAAAGATATGAGAGGTGGAGGATTTATACCAGAAGGTTCTAAAGAGAGAGCTGATGATGTGCCAGCAAGATTAAGTAAAAATGAATTTGTAATGACTGCAGATGCGGTTAGAGCAGCAGGTGGAGGAAGTGTTAACAAAGGCGCAAAAAGAATGTATGATATGATGTATAGTCTGGAAGGAAAAATATAATGGCAGAAACAATAACACGACAGCTACGAGAACCATTTGTAGAATCAGCTGGTTTAGGTATTACAGATAGAGGGTTACAACTTCTTAAAACTCCTATTCCTACAGCCACATATACAGGCAGACAGTTTGTACAAGATCAATCAGCTTTAGAACAACAAGCAACAGCAGCCGCAGCAGGCTTAGATAGTTTAGTAGGACCCGACGCATACAAACAATTTATGTCACCATATCAGCAAGAAGTTATTGATACTTCACTTGCAGCTATGGATAGAGAACAACAAAAAGGCATTGCATCTTTAAGACAAAGAGCAGCACAAGCTGGAGCTTTTGGTGGTGGTAGAGAAGCAGCATCACTAGGTGAATATCAAGCAACAGCAGACATAGCTAGAGCAGTAGAAGAAGCTAGATTAAGAGAAGCTGGATTTAACCAAGCTAGACAAGCGGCAGCAGCGGATCTTCAGGCAAGACAAGGTTTAGGACAGTTTCAACAAGCACTAGGTGCACAACAAAGACAAGTAGATCAAGCTAGACTAGCAGCAGATCAAGAAGCAGCTAGAGAAGCGGCCTTTGCAGATTACACACAATTAGGATTAATTGGACCACAATTAGCATCAGTGATTGGTGGATTCCCAGCAGCAACACAAGTTCAATCAACACCTCCGCCAAGTGCTACACAACAATTATTAGGATTAGGTATTGGTGGTGCAGGATTAGCAGGAGCATTAGGGTTTAAACCTTTTGGAAGATAATGAGTAGAATATTAAGAAGACCAATGTTTAGAGGCGGTAAAGTATCTAGTTATGGTACTGGTATTGCATCTGGTTTAGGTAGACCTGGTTATGATAATGGTGGTGAAGTATTAGATTTTTATGAAAGAATAAAAGAACAAATACCTATGCCTGAAGAACAAGGTTTAACAACTGGTGATTACTTAAGAATTGCTAGTGCTGGTTTAGATATATTAGGCAGACCTGCTGAAAGAGGTGGTATTAGTGGAGCACTTGCTTCAGCATCACAACCTCTTGCAAAATTAGGAGTTGATCTTGGACAGTCGATTGACACTAGAAGACAAAAAGCATTACAAAACAGAGAGGATCTAGCTAGAACATTAACAGGTGCACAAACAGAATTTGAAATAGGCAAGATGAAAGCTGATAAAAAAACAGCTACGGAAATTTCTCTAGATGTTATTGATACTTACTACAATGAACAAATAGCAAATGAAAATAAAAAACCAAATCCAGATCAAAATAAAATTAGAGAACTAACAGAAGCAAGAGATTATTCTAGATTAGATGTAGCACAAGGTGGTAACAAAGCTTCTAAATTTAGAATATTAAACCCAGCAACTATTGAAGCTGCACAATATGCGGTGTCTGATGCTTTAGAAAAACAACTAGGTAGAGATCCTACTGCTGAAGAATTACAAGCAGCAGTTGCTCAATATTTATTAAACATAGTAAAAAGTTTTGATCAAGGATTATCAGGTATAAATACCAAAAAAGACGGTGGTAGAGTTAACAAAGCAGAGGGTGGCTTAACGGAGATGGTACAAGAAGATGTTACAACAGAAACCATAACTGAACCTGCAAGACCAATGCCTATGCAAGTAACTTATGATGAATTAAGAGCAAGATTACCAAAAGAGATAGGCGATGATATTGTAAATTTATTAGCTAACAGTTATGAGGCCCTTGCTGATTTTGCCTCAATAGCAACACAAGCAGATGTAGATAATTTTAATAGCAAGTACGGAGTTGAATTAGTATTACCACAGGAGGCCTAATGGCGATTGACATTTCATTAGAGCAATTCACACAAGCTGTTAAAGAGAATGACGAAAGAAATAATGTTCTTGAAACAAATTCTGGCGACAAAGTAAAAGTTGTAAGACCTAAAACACAAGGCGATGCCATTCTAGATTTATTTAGAAGAGATCTAAATCTTTTAGGTTTCTCCTTGGCCTTTGACTTTGTTAATAAACAAAGAAAAGATAAAGGTCTTAAACCTCTAACAGAAGATGATTTAGACGAAGATGAAACAACGGCAGGAAGAGAAATTCAAAGCGCTGTTGTAGGCGCTACTACTAACATCGGAGAGGGTCTTGCTAATTTATTAACCATACCTGTTGATTATGCTTTTGATACTAACTTTACACAAAATCTAAGTAAAGTATCTAGAGACTTTGTAGAAAATCATGGTAGTCCTAAAACTCTTACAGGTGACATTGCAAGATTAGGTATACAATATGGTGTACCAAGCACAATAACTTTAAAACTTGTAAATCAAATACCTAAACTAGGTAATCTTCGTAAAACATATGCAGGATTTAGAAAAACTTTATCTAGCATAGAAAATAAATTTTTAAGAAGATCAGCTAAACTTGGTACAAGTATTGCTAGAAGATCTGGTCAAGGAGGTTTATCATTAGGAGCAGCAGAAGCTTTAGTTGCAGAACCTGGTAGACCAACATTTTTTTATGAACCTGTCAGTGAAGAAGGAAAAACAGGTAGAGATTTAGCTGCAGCCAGATTTATAAACAAGTTAAAGTATGGTGCAGAAGGTACAACGATTGGTGTTGGATTTGCATTAGCAGGTAAAGCACTACCTATTGGTGCTAAATACGGACTATATAAGCCTGGAGCTTTTGCTTTAGGTATAGGAGCTAAAGCAGTTGACAAAGTTGTTACCCCAGTTTCTAAAGTTGCCGCAAGGATACCAGGTATAGAAGTTCCATTTAGATTAGCCAACAGAGGTGGTGAATTATTAGTTAAAGAACTTGGCACAAGAATAGTATTACCTGCATTTGGACAAACGGTAAAAGGAGCGTGGAGCGCTAAGTTACCAGATTTTGCTAAATGGAGAACTTTTTCAACAGAAAGTGTTGACCCATTAAAAGCGTCACTTAAAAGATTAGATAATAAATTAGCTTATTTAAGATCTATGGGCCCACAAACAGGTGTACAATATTCTTTAAATACAGCAGCCAGACAAGAAATAAAAAGAGCTGCAAGAAGAACAGAAAAATTATTAGAAAGTATAGAAAAAAGATCTTATGCTTTAGCTAAATCTTTTGAAGGTAGATACAATAAAGGGATACAAAACTCTCCTGCTAGTCAAGATTATTATTTAGATGGAGTATTACAATATTTAAAAAATCAAAAAACCCTACAAGCATTACCAAAAGAATTAAGAATAACAGCACAAGCATTAAAAAAAGACATGGATGCTATTAGAAAAACATTTGGTGACCTATTACCATCTGGTGATTTAAGAAGTGCTGTTCTTAAAAATGTAAAAGGTTACATGAGAAAGTCTTTTGCAATATTTGAAAACCCTGGTTATGCAGTTCCTGAAAATTCAGCATTATTTAAAAAAGCAAAACAATTTGCTCTTAATTTAATTAATGGTAAAGGTGGAGCTGCGCTTAGAGTGCAAGCTAAAAAAGTATATCAAGGTCCAGGTGTATCACAAGGCAGAGCTAGAGAACTTCAAGCAGAAGAAATGGTTAGAGAAATATTAAGACTTGGTAAAGTTGATATGTACGATCCTATTAAAAATTTAAATGAAATAGGTAAACTTATTAGAATGAAAAATTTTATTGCAACAGGTGATGAATTACCTACAGTTATTAAAAACTTACTTGGTCAACAAAATAATATTAGATCACAAGTGATGACAACTGTATCATCAATGGTAACACAATCCACAAATAAACTATTGTTTGATAAACTAGCTGGTGCTTTACAAAAAGCAGGTATTTTATTCAGAACAGAAGAAGCAGCCAAAAGAGCAGGTATTTTAAATCCTGTTAAAGTTTCATCAGCACAAGGTTTAGGCGCAATGAAATCATTACTTACAGATGTTAAAAAACCTTTATATGGTGCATCAGATTTAGTTGAAGCTATTACTACATCAAAAGGACCATTAGATGCTTGGATACAAAATGGTGTTTACAAAAATTTATTACAATTAAAAACAGGAGTACAATATGGTAAAACCGTATTGTCTCCAGAAACACAAGTTAGAAACTTTTATTCTGCCATGATGTTTCCTCTTGCAAGAGGCGTTTTAGGTGGTAGAGCTTCAGCAACAGATGCTATTGCAATGGTAGCCGATGATATTTTTAATGCTGGTAAAGGTAATGCACAAGCTGAATTAAGATTATTAGATAACATAAACGAAGGTATTAAATATGGTGTGTTAGATGAAAACATTGTAGCGTCAGAGCTTGCAGCTGTATTAAGAGAAGTTAGAAATGGTAAAATTGCAACCGTAGAAGGTCTAGCAAAATTTTTAGAAAAAAATCCATTTACAGAAAAAGCAGCAAGACTATATGCAGGTGGTGATAACGTTTGGAAATGGTTTACATATAATTGGTATAAGTCTTTTACCAAAGATTTATTTAAGGGTAACATAGAAACTGCTAGAAAATGGTTTAAAGAGATAGCTGGTAGAGAATTACAAACAACAACTTTAACAGGACAGAAAGTAGATATTAATGAAGCGATAAGACAAGCTGCATCTTGGTATACTAGAAATACTGTACCAACTTACAGTAAAGTTCCAATAGCAATTCAAGCATTAAGAAGAACACCATTTGGTAACTTCGTATCATTTCCCGCAGAAATGTTACGAACTACATTTAATAATCTAACTATATCTGCAAGAGAAGCTGCGTCTGATAACCCA